AGGGTGTATATGGATTGTTAACTCACTTTAAGAAAGATCCATCATCCGCTAAATTTTTTATCGGTGACAAAATAGCAAATCTCAAGGCTTTATGCGATGTGGAGGCGGTAGATTCGGGTATGTATAGACTTAAACATGTTGGAAATTTGCAAGGGAACATTTTTGTATATGCATTTGTTGGTTGTCACAAGAAATTCCCCACAAAAGATCCACCTTCACGAGAATATTTAAATGCTATCGGGAAAACAGTGAGTTATAACTTTCCTCGGAGTCATTGTATTTATATTCCCATTCGTTATGAAGATAACCCTAAAATAATGAGTGAATATTCATACCACAACATGTAATTTTATTTATTATATGTCGATCAAGTGTTCTACATCTTCTTGATTGTAAATTTTTCGTTAGGGATAAAGTCAAAATCCGTCCCTCCTAGGGGTTGAAATACAATATCGATCTGACTGATATTTTTACGCGGAATCTCCCAAATGTCATCAACATTCGTAACAATCATAAACTTTTCGCCTACTTCACCAAGAACTTGGTCGAATTGGTCAGGTAAAAATTCTATTTCTTTACCATCTTTCATAATAATGTTTATTTGGTTGAAGGGATCTTTAGAGGTCATAGAGGCTAGATTGATTCTATCAATCAAATCTTTATTTGGTGATATAATTTTAATAATTGGTTCTTCCTCTTCCTTAGTTCCAAATGCAGGGATAGTCATATATGGACCTTCTTCAAGAGCTGGTGTTGTCGTTAGAGCAATTCTTCTTTTCGGAGTTTCAGAGGCTGGTGTTGTCGTTAGAGTAATTCTTCTTTTTAGAAACTCCTCTGAGATATCCTCAGTCTCTCCTGAAGATTCATCTTCTATAACTGGTGTTGGAGCTTCTTCAATGCTTGGGATCCAGGGTTCCGCCAAAGGTATCATTATATTTTCCATAAAGTAATTCAATATCTCTCTGAAAAATCCTGGGTTCTCTTCCTCGATTATAGATAGAGCTGGACCTTCTGATATTAAAGGGGTTTTAACTTCTTTACTCGTTGCTTTTCGTTCTTCTATACTCCCCTCCTTAAAAGAAAAAAATTCATCTAAAGCGGAGGCGGAAGAGTGAGTAATAGCATGACCTTCAAATCCAGAAATCTCGGGTAATTGTGTTGGATTGTTATCTCTTCCTCGCATTATGGTACTTCTTCGAGGTAATGTATATGTTCTAGTTAATACCTCTTCTGCACTACTAAAAGACCCCGATGAGCTGAGAGAGTAAGACGATGTAAAATCTTCAGGTTTACCGCATCTAATTCTAGGTGCCATGTGTACATGAGAATAGTTTGTGTCTTTTCCATAGGGAGAAGCCTGAAGGATAGTTAATTCTGCATAGATTTGAGCAGCTTGCTTTTTGTTATTTTGTTGGTACAGACTTACAGTGAGATGATCCCCCTCAACTAGAGGAATGGTACCCGAAATAGAAGCGGCAGATATATATCCATTTTGGAAAGGAGCAAATATATTTGTTGAACCTAGAGGATGAACGAAATCAGTTCTGGTGTTAGAATTGAAAATAACTATTTTTGTATAGGTTCGTCCACTAACTTTGGTATCGCTATACAGATAATAGTTGCAAAAAAGAGTAACATCGTAAAATCCAGTTTTGGGTGCTTTAAAAATGCCTGAAAGTGGATCAAAGCCTTCTAAATTGCCTTTTACGCAGGTATAAATAGGAAGGCGTCGATCGGTTACTCCCTTTATTAGCGGCGTTTCGTATCTTGGGGACACTATAACGTTGCCATCCGCACTGGCATATACATATCTGGCATATCTTGTTGATCTGGAAAATCCAGAATCAACATCACAATATGAACGTCCACGAGACATTTTTCTATAGTACATAATAAAACTGAAAATGCTAAGAAAGTTTTTTTTCGAAAATGCCGAAGCTCCGTGTAATTCCTGTTATAGAGGAGGAATGGACAGTTGAGAAAATTGCTAAGGAAACAGCACCGCTAAGTTGGCAAAGTACATTTGAGAATGCTATGCCCGAGTTGGAAAGCATCTCTGAAATTATTGAACGAGAACGTAAAACGTATACGTTATGTCCACAGCAAAAGGACTTATTTCGTGCATTTCATCTTACTCCATTTAATGAGGTCAAAGTAGTTATTCTGGGACAAGATCCATATCCTCAAGTTTTAGCTAATGGCATTCCCAGAGCTACGGGACTATCCTTTAGTGTAAGAAGGTACGATTCCATTCCTTCCTCACTTCAAAATATTTATAGGGAGGTCAAAGCCAATTACCCAGCATTTGAAATTCCTGATCACGGCTGTTTAGAAGGCTGGGCAAGACAAGGTATTTTGTTTCTGAATGTGGCATTAACTACTAGAGAAGGAGAACCAGCATCCCACATTAATGTATGGCAAGGGTTTACAAGGAAAGTCATTCGCAGTATTGTGGAGAATAATGAAGATGTGATTTTTGTTCTATGGGGTGCCTTTGCTCAACGTATGAGTCGAGTTATTGGGGGTGCTGTTACCAGTTTGACGGCAGCACATCCTTCTGGTAGAAGCGCAGATCGAGGATTCTTTGATTGCGGTCATTTCAAAGAAATCAATGATATATTAGAGGAAAAAGAGTATGAACCTATTGATTGGAACAAGTTGTAATTGGTGAAAATTGAATATTGAAAAGTGTATTATACTTTTCAATGCTACCAAATTAGGCAATTATGACAACATAATTTTATCGATATTGGGATCTCCGTTTCGTACATCATTAGGATCAGGAGGATTTGGTACAGTAATTACTACAGATGATTATCCTGATTATGCTCTTAAAATTTCTCATGGTTTAAATGTGTGTCCAGAATGGAAACACGAATACAATATTCAACATAGAATTTACGATGGCTACGATTCAACAAGAAAGTCTGTACGAGTTGTAAAACCACTTCAATTTGATAACATCGAAGGAGGGAGGTGCTACATTTTGATGCAGCGCGTGTGCTCTCCAGAAGATAAAGATAATATCACGGACGTCCATACCCTATTAGGAGAAATTTACAAGGATGAAACTCATGGTAAGCGAGGACGATTAGTAGGACAAGAATTTTTAAAGGACTACATCGATTTAGAAAGAGTAGCGGTGGATCTAGGGATATTTATTGCCACTGTTCATTTCAAATTAGGATTGGATGGATTAGATTTGGAATACATTCTTGGAAAACGCTGGAGCTGGTGATAAAAAATACTGGATCAATGTCATTGATTTTGGAATGGTTGGACCATACGATTTACAACGAGCTGTCGGTTCGATAGAGTCGGTGCCCTATTTTCCTCTTCTTTCAACATGCGAATACTATGACTGTACTCCAGAACAAGTCGAATATAATAGAAAATTAAGTGAACTGTTTGCCAATGCCTATATTTCCGAAGCCGAAAAGTATGGAATGGGAGATGATGCTGTTACCATCATTGAGTTAGTTCAGTAACTAAAAGGAAGATACAGAAAAGTATGGAGTGGTATTAATAATTTTCTAGATTGTTCAATCAAAATTCAATGAATATGTAGGATCTATATTTTTCTTCAAAATATAGATGTATAAATAAATGAAGGACCCGATAGTGGTATATGTAATTCGTGATGTACATCATGAAGATCGTAGATCAAAACTTGTGGGATTGTTTAAAGACGATGATTTTCATGTAATTATTCCTGATATTGGCTACGATGTTACGGAAACACCCGATAATGTCTACAATCGTCATGAAGCCTATCAAGTAGGTTGGTGTTTAGCAGATGCAAAAGAGAATTATCCTACACAACCTGTATTAATTATTAAGGATTCTTCATTGTGTGTAGCAGATCCCGATACAATTTCTGAAGTTGTATATTCTAGTTTGAATGCAGGTGGCAATTTTCATATATGTTACTTGGGAAGATGGAATGACAAATGTCATCTTCACAGTAAGCGTAAGAAAATAAGAGGTACCATGTCTCATGTCGCCAAAACTCAATCTCCCCATGGTGTTCAAGCTTTACTGTTCTCGGTAATGGGCAGGGATGTGGTTCTGGGACTTAAACCGATGAAAAATGGCAAATTCTTCAAAGCTAGAGAATCTATCAGTAGAACATTGAACTTAAATATTGTTAGAGGCAATTTAGACGCATTTTGTGTGGTGCCTAATCTCATTGCCTACGATATTAGTTTAGCTCAAGAAGATGAAGATTACCTCAAAGCTAATGAATGTACAACGGTGTTAGGATTTGGAAATACCAATTCCGATTCTATAAATATCTATGTTGCTGTACTTATCATCATCATCTTGCTCATCTTGATTGTGTGGGCTGCTATTTCCGTTTCTCCTTAACGGACCAAAAATCCACCGCAAAGAGTATTTCATGACATGTATAATCTTACATCATAAAGTAGCAAATTTTCAAAGCTAATATAAATATGACCATCATTTATATAAGACACGGAGACGATAATGACTCGGATCCGAGTTATTCACATGATCCAAAAATTACCAAGAATGGAAGGAAAAAGGCTCGGAGAGTAGCCTTTGATTTGGTTGAAAAATATGGCTGCCCTGATGTAATTTTTTGCAGTCCCTTTCAACGCACAATTCAAACAGCTAAGATGATGAAAAAGATGTGCGGATACGGTACTAAGATTTATATTGATAACAATCTATCTCGTTATTTTTGTTCACGGGAAAAGGCTGATCCTCAAGTTGATCCTAGCACGCAAAAGTATGATGCACCAATTTACGAGTCTTGGGACGGTTTTGAAAAGCGTATAGATAAGCATCTTGCTATGATAAAACACAATCGCTATATCAATGATGATACCAAGATGGTGTGGTGTATTACTCACGCTTTAGTGTACAAACACGTTGCTAGAACTTATGGCGTAGATATTCCGATCTACATCCCTTTTATGGATTATTTTCTGCTCCATGAATGGTCTACAGAACTTAATAAACATGAAATAAGGAAACGACGTCGACGTGAACATCGTCACAAAAATAAACATCGTCACAAGAATAAATATTAAGAGATGTAGATTTTATATAGGAATATATTCCTCCCCAGCAACCAATTCATCTTTAATATCTCGCATATCTTCCCATGTAATTTGTTTAAAGCGTTTATATTGATCTGGGACCATATGGGTTTGTATATTTCTGAAAGTTAAATTATATCGTATTTCTGGTGTAAATTCTTTTTTTGTTTGTTTTGGAACGCGATGCTGCCATAGGTCTTGACAGCTATCCTCCATAACAATTAAACTGCCATTTTTTAATCTTATAGTATAATTAAGACTTTTATTCTTTTTATTTCGTAATTGAAATCTCCTTTCGGCTCCAAAGGACAACGATGGGACAATAAAATTCTTACCGAGCCACGGATCATCATCACTGTGCCAACCTAAATAATCTGTGGGTTGATACTCATTAATTAAAAGTGCGTTAAATTTTTTACCAGTGAAAAATTCTACATCTTTTTTAATTTGTAACAGTTCTGGGGTAAATCTATACGCAGGCACACAAAGAATATGTTTTCTTGTGTAACAATATGGCCACTCTTCATTTTCAGCGAACCAAATTAGCTTGCGTGGGCTCTTTACTATTCTTTTACCACCGTACGTATAGTAATAATATGTGTGATCATAAGGTAGAGTATTGAGATAATCATAGATTTCCTGAGATTTTTTTTGGTTGTAGAAACTTGGCGTATAGGAATATGGAATCAACGGGCATGTATCGTAGGGTTTAATAACAGGTATAGAAGTAAACTTTACCCGCTTCATTTACATTATACTTGTAAAGATTTTTAACGGTAAAGCGAAATAGTCACAAAACAGACAAGTAATGAATTTATCTTGTCTTATAAAAATCAAGATATAAGTTTTGAATTTTTATCTTGGGATATGAGGGCATAAATGTATCCTCACAAAAAGAAAGGTCATTTTACTTATATCTTTGGCAAAAAATGGTATTACCGTCTTAAACCAGACTATCAATATCATGATCATCATAAGGTTTGTCTATTAAATGATTATCCAGATGAAGTATTAGAAACAAAGCTCCTTATTGGGATGGAAACACTCAATAAAGATCATAACACCAAGGAATTAAAACATTCTCGGATATTCAGTGTTTTTGACTCTTACATTGAACTCTATCTTTATCAAGACCAATTTGAACCTGACCAGCGCTTCTTTTACGAAATAATTCTAGGCGATTTTCCACAAAAACCACATTTTGATGTGGATATAAAATTAGGTGAATCTTTTGGGGATTCACTTGATCTCAAAGGGGAATTAGTAAAAAACGACCTATTAACCAATATTATCAATGTAATGAAAGAACATGGTGTTGAGTTGAAAACTGACAGAGATATATTGCTATACACCAGTCATGGGGAAACAAAACGCAGTTATCATGTAGTGATTCATCATTATTGTCATGCAAATCACGACCAAGCTGGCGCATTTTATCGCCAAGTGACACAGCAGATGAAACCAGAGAATGCTCAATATGTAGATGCTGGGGTTTATTCTTCAAAACAAAACTTTCGTCTGATGGGTAGTCAGAAAATGGGTTCTTATAGACCGAAACTGTTTTGTCAAAAGTTTACAGTAGGTGAAAAAGAATTTAATCATGTTTATGATGCTGAGTTTCGAAGTGATAAACATAAAAAGGTGGAATTGCTTCGAGAATCTTTAGTGAGTTGGGTTCGAGATTGTCAATATCTACCATCTTTTCAGACTAAAGAAGAGGAGGATAGGAAACATAAGTTTGAAGAGGTTGGCGATCTGTCCAATGATATTATTCAAGAAGCAAAAAAATTGTTGAATAGAGACGATTTCCCGTTTGTGGTGCGGGAAATACGTGGTAATGTTGTGTCTCTACGACGCTTACGACCTTCATTTTGTGATGCTTGCAAACGTATTCATGAACACGAAAATCCTTATTTATTAATTGTGGGTGAATATGTGTATTTTTGCTGTCGGCGTTCTAGTAATAAAATAATATTAGGGACACTTGAGGATTCTGTTCTATCTACAAAGTGTCTATTAGAACTCGACGTGGAGGATGATGAAGAACAGGATTTAGTCTTAGATTTAGGAGGTTATGTGCCTCCTAAACCCAAAAAGAAACCTAATCTTGTAATCCCTCAACATTCAAGTCCACAAATGAAACCTAAGAAACTTAAGGCTGCAGAAAAAGACGCGGTACAAATATTGGATGACTTCTATCCTAAACGAGCCAATCTCACAAGACTTAAAACTGGCAAGAATTTTTGGGCGGGGGTAGGAGTAGAAAAGAAAATATTAGCTGATCTATAGTTAAATGTAAATACTTATTCTCAAGTATTTAGACAATTTTAAGAACACTTGGTCTTATTGATCCAATCCAATATCTCTATCTGTTCAGAACAAACATCTATTTTGATAAAAACTTGATCTGAATGGATAATTTAATCTGTAAATTGTTTAATATATCTTTTTGGAGTCATACATATCCCAAGCGCCGAAACCAATAGCTGTGGGATCTTGTGTAATGGGATATCCTGGAGAATAGGAAGTATTCCTAGGGTAACAAGACGCACATTGACGAAAAGTATACTTTCTTGGTGGATAAACCTTATGAGGTCTCCTTGGAGATTTACTTGTTCCTTCTTCTGTGACATCTTTGCCGCAAAACACGTTTGGGTCCTCTTCCAACATTTCTTCGGGTGTACCCCACATATCAAGAGCTTTACATGACATTTTTGAATATCCGAATTATCTTTTTTCCTTCAAAGATGCGAAGACTGAAAGAACGTACACTCAAGGAGATACGATCAAAATTACGACAGAGATCTGAAATATGTGGTATCGTAGTACCATCTTCTTCGGATAAAGATATCTTAGAATTAAAACCATTAGACAACGGACCTTATATCCACGATGGAGAACGAGGCAGTTGTAGATCTACGAATATCTGGATTAATTATCATACACATCCGTTGGTTGTGTGGCCATGGCCTAGTACTGAAGACGTATTTAAAGTCTTAGCAGATCGCGGTACCAAACCCGAGCTGTGGGGAAGTTTGATTTTTACAGAGTGGGGAATCTGGGAAATATCTTCTTATCTCAAAATTTCCAGACGTAAATTGGATGAAAAGGAAGAGTGGTGGACCACTAATGCTTCAGATGAACTATTTTATGCGCTCAAATTAGATGAAAATCCAAAAGTTCCCCCTCTCAGTACGGTCCATAAACCACTCCAATCTTATGTAGATTTATGGGGTGAGGCGTTTGGTGATCTTGGATTTCTAATCACACTTACAAGTTGGGATGATATTCAAGGTGACTACTATCTCCAACAAGGTCTTCAAGATGTTCCTCTTAAATAATATATATCATATATCCATAGCACAAATTTGTCGTCGTAATGTATGTGGCTCCCTTTTCCATGTATAATATCTATCGATGTAGTATAAAATATTACTATAGGTGTTATTATTTAATAAATCTTCTCGCATAAGCTGTCTATCACTTTTAGATATACTGACATTGCTTTGTTTACCACAAAATATTAGACTTTGATAATAGTCTCCTAATGCCAAGTGGAAAAAATTTCGGTTATGCATATGTAACCAAATATACTTTAGAAATTGTTCACTGATATTGTGAATTCCCGCCGCAGAAAAAACAGCAAAACTAAACTCTTCTGCTCTCGTGATGCATGTTTCAATAGGTTTGAGATTATAAAGACATTTGTGCTGTGAAATAAATCGATATACATAGATTGTTTTGTTATTATTAATACCATCTGCCCACTGGCGGGCAATATTCATCCAATATATAAATACTTTCTTATTCTCCTGTTTTAATGCCCAATTGATTGGATTCTTGACAATTTCTGATAGTAACGGACAAAATAAAGTATGCCATTCTGAACATACGGTACACCATAATAACAATTCCCCAAGAGAACAAGTTAAACTGCCATCAGAATTTGTTTTAAGCATGGTCTTGGGGCTATGTGATGTAAATAAATACGGTAATTGTTGGATAATATCATATCTTGTTTCGAGTGGGAGTAAATCCATTGTCTTTTTTACCATATTTTATATTCTGCGACTTTATGTACTTCAAATTTGAATATATCTCATATGTAGATATATAACCTTGTGCCGACTTACTTTTTCTTAGTAGTCTTTCTCTTAGTAGCAGGCTTCTTTTCTTGGGACTTCTTCTCCTTTTGGTAATCCTTGGCAGCCTTTTTCATCCAATCTTTAGTCTTACCATGTTCCTTCAACCATTTTTGCTGATATACAAGCCATGGATTTTTTCTCTTAGTTTGTTTCTTTGGTGCAGCCCTTTTCCTGGTCCTAGCTTTCGCAGGAGATTTTGCGCGGTTATCTGGCGAAGTTTTTCGAGTTAGTTTCTTAGCAGCGGTTCTCTTAGAATCAGCTAAGAAAGCTGGTGTACTGGGAGAAGCGACTCTACGGTTAGTTGCCCTCACGGGAGATCTGGGAGCTACTCGAGTAGTCCCTGGTGACATGCGGCGACGAAGAGGTGATGCCATACGATATGTTGAAATCATTTTATTTTATAAAAGAAAGAAAATTTTCTTAAGGATTTAAAGAACGCGTTTCACAAAATAGAAACGCGAAATTTATTACTATCTTTATAGGACTTGTTATGAGATATGGGTTTAACGTAAATGTTAAACCCATACATAATGATATTGGGATTTTTATCACATGTGTCTTCAGTATCTCGACGGTTGGATTCAAACTTTTCTTCGATAATACACATTATTGTTTCCTCAGAAGGCAGTGAAGCACCGTTTTGTAAGAGAGCTGTTTCCAAATTAGCTGTCCCATTATATATTTTTACAATGGACAACAGTGATTCAAAAAAAAATCGTCGCTTTTCCACTACTTTCTCTCTTCCAAGTTCGCAAAAGATTCCTAGCTGTTCGTGGCTTTAGGGGATTTAGGGAGTCGGCAAGTATACGTTCGCTAAATCCCAGAAGATAAAAGAGAAGTAAACTCCATAGCTTTTTCAATCTTTAAAAGGGAAGATTCAATACAATATCGATCCTCTCTATGGAGAAATCCCTTTCTTGTTAAAGAATCAAGAGAATCCCGAATGCTTACAGGAGGAGTGAGAATGATATCTCCAGGGGCAATTGTATTCACTGGATAAATTCCATCCCGAACCAAATCATGAAAGGGCGGCAACCGGCGTGTAACAAGTTCTAATCCATTTTCTTCCAAAGCACAGACCTCAAAAAGATTTTGAAGTATTTCCAGTTGTTCGGGGTTCGTATAGACAGTCCGCAATTTAAACCTTGCTTTATTTTCATCTTTCTTCTGGGGATTAATGTATAATTGGATACTATCCAAAAATATATTTTTGTCAAAACGAACCGTAACAATGCTATCCTGGCAATACATCTGATAAAGCTGCTATAAATTTGAATGTTGTATTAATATAAATCAATTATAAAAATCTTACATATTAATGACATTTAACACGATGAACAATTGCCATTTTCTTGCGTAATAAAAGTCCACCCTTCATATTCTGCGCTTGCAGGTGCAGCTGTATCACCCGCTTCCGTGATGTTTACATTATGTACTTTAGCCAATAAATCCTCATCATAACTAACATCAACTTGGATAAACTTAATATAATTACCGCTGCTGCCACTCACTTCGGTCCAATAAATTGCAAATCCGTTGACGCTATTAGTAACTGCTGGTACTTCGAGAGTATATTTGGTGTTAAACATATCACCTTCTGAGGCATTACCTAATCCAAGTGCTTTAAAATTACCATGGTTATCTACAATGTTAGCAAAAGATGAATATTGTCCTTCTGTATCTGCATTAGGTGTAGGTCGAAATGTAGAGGTGTCGGCGTTGGGAAAGATAGCCAAGTTCCAATCATCAGCACCCGCTTCGCGATCATCAAGTGCTGGTTTACACCGTACCTTCACATCATACTTTGTCTTTGATTTGTGACATTTTTTACACTTGCGCTTTCCCATCTTTTTCATCCTATGTATAATAAATAATTAGATGAACTAATTATTTTCTAAATCGAAATCCATTTTACCACCCCGGATATCGCACCCATATATTCAATCCATATTTAACGCCCTTTTTAACTGGACATCCTCGATGTGCTGTTTCTGGGAGTAAACTGTCACCGAATTGATTCCACCAAAATAGTGCACACCCTTTATCTGGAATACATTTAATTCCTAATTCGGTAAATTCTGTTTCTCCGTCTGCATCTTCTTCCAAATCGTTTAGCCACACGAAAAATGTAGCAATACGTTGTCCTCCGTTATCAAGTGCCCTTTCGTCTCCAGCTTCAAAGTAATCATAGTGTTCTTTAAATTCCTCTCCTTCTTCATATTTTACCAACATCAAACCCTCAATCTGTCGTTTGGAACAGCTAAGTAAAATACACACTCGCCTATAGATAGCTTCAATTTTTGGATGAGTAACTTTTTCCCAACATCCATTATCCGTCAATATAGCTGTCTGGCTTGTTCTGCGTGAATTGTGCGTTAATTTCCCATCAATCAGTATGGTACTTCTAGAATATTTATCTTTAGCCATGTCAATCAAAAACTCCAACTCATCCGGTCGTAAAAACTCATAGAGCTTGACAATATACGGCTGATCGTAGATTACTTCTCCTCGGAATCCATCTGGGAATAACTGTTTATACAACCAAAACTTCTCTTCATTTGCAATATCATCAATCCAATCCATATTTAAGAAGTCTTTAATGAGATAATGGTTTCATTATTATTATGGTTAATAATAATGTTTAATAACAATAATATTAATAATAAATATATGGTTTATATATCATCTAATAACGGTTATTATAATTCGGAAGTGCCAAGATTAACGTATAGAAAACGTTTACGTGCATTGCTGAGAGGATTGAGACCGCGGTTCTATATTCCCCGAAGATTCAAATTTAGTATCCGGTAAATCTACAAGGTTTTTGTCCTCATCTACTGATTTTCTTTCCACTTCAGATGCATGCAATCTTTGAGGATCGCTTACCATTGAATACTTGCGTTGTTTGCAGTTTCGGAAAATATGGTACGCTACCAACATAAATAATCCAGCAAAAAAGCTCACTAGGTACATTTAGTTAAAAACTACACCTATTATATATTCAATTCTAGTTTTATTTGGAAGGATAAATTTAACAAAATATATATTTGTCAATAAAAATGGGTAAATCTTGTAAGCGTAAGCACGATCGCAAATGCAAATGTAAAAAATGTATTGTTGAATACAGACATGTAAAATGTGTTAAATCTGAAACTAAAAAACAGAAATATGATGTCCGGATTAGCTGCAATAAGTGTCGAGATAAATGTGAATCGGATACTGGTGAATGGAATGCAGCTTTGATATACCCCGCAGGTTCTGGATTTGTAAATATCCCTAACAATAAAGGTAGATATAGTACAGTTAATGGTGTAGTGCATGCCACTGCTGCCGTTGCTACAGATGGTCCTGGAAGAGCTGTACCCACTGACTTTGCTCGAGCACTTTTGTCGTTACCTGTACCAGCGGCTCAAGATGGTAGTTTTAAAGGAGTTATTCTTCATGTGAGTGCTATCCCAGATGGGGGTAAAACGGTGATTGTCCGTTCACGATTGAAACTTCGAGATACTACTATTGCCGAAATTAAAAGTAATGACACTATCATTGCAACAAATAGTGCTATAGCTCCTGCCGTTCGCCCGTGTTATCAAGTATGGATCAAAGTCACTTACAACTGTTCGGGAACATGTTGTTAAATAACTTAATATTTCTAAGAAATATTAAACATTTTCCGCTTGATAAACGACTTTATTAATGTTCAAAGATTATTTTTGAACTTGGGGAACCCAATACATTGATCTTTTTGGACATTTACCGTTGAATCTTGACTTCAGCACCTTGTGCCCTAGCGGACACATTTCTTGATTGTATACCAACGTGTTGTAAACTCCTTCTGTTCCGTCTACATCTCTGTAGTTCCTCATGGAGAAACCTCGTGCTTTATAAGATTTACGTATGAGATCGTGGGCAGCAAGTCTTAGTCTTTCATATTCATCGTCTGTGAGTTCTTGAGTAGGTTTATCAGGGCGAATCTTTGCCTGATATAAAATATCTGCACGCAAATAATTGCCAATACCACTGAAGATGGGTTGTTCTAACAAGGCATCACAAATTAAATAGGGTTTGGACCCCTTCCGCTTTTTGGTCATCCTTCTGTATCGTTCAGCCCACTCCTCTTTGGGTATAACATTTCTCAAGATATCGGGTCCTACTCTGAGAAAATAGGCATCTTTTTGTTTTTGTGTGAATAAAACGTAGGTTTTTGCCCATTTCCGTATACAAATAAAGAAAAATTCTTCTCCTGTATCAAGATTGAACGAGAATTTAGAATGTTTGGTGCTAGTTTTACTCCAAGACCCAGTCATCTTTAATTCATTAGCAATGATTACACCATCCTCTAATGTAAATAAGATCTTTTTGCCTCGGCTTTCCACACGAACAATTTTCTTTGGGAGGACAATCTCGTCTAAACCTTCATGTTTTGCTTCTTCCAACAAGTTGATCGACATCAAAACTTTATTTTCCATTCCTCTTCGCAGAGAATCTGCCACCTTTGCTGTTTCGGGTCCTTCAGGACCATCTCCAATTTTATTATAAGGATGTGGAAAAGCAATGATAAACTGTCGATATACCATATCAGATATTTCTTGGCGAAGAATATCTGAAACAATTTCACTTTTTATATTTACGTTCAACTTTCAAAACATCTATTTATATTAAAAGAATCTTAATGCAAAATCTGCATAAACTTCGTGTAAGAGAATTACGTCAAATAGCATCTAAATATGAGATTGAGGGACGCTCTAAAGCGCGGACTAAAAAACAATTGGTAAATTTATTGACTAAAAGAGTGTCCAAAACAAAATTAACTGCAGAAATAAGAATGTACGATGCTGCACGTCGTTCTCCTAGAAGTTTTTCTCCTGGAAAACCTCGGTATATCTTACAGAAATCCACGAACGCGGATAAGAAATGGATGGTAACCACTCCAACAGGTAAAAAGGTTCATTTTGGCAGTGCTGGTATGTCAGATTATACAAAACATAAAGATCCAGCACGCAAGCAAAGATATATTTCCCGTCATGCAGGAAATAAAGATGGAACTACATCGAGAAGAGAAAATTGGACTAAATCTGGAAAAAATACTCCAGGATTTTGGTCGAGGTGGTTACTCTGGGGTGAGCCAACCTTACAAGGAAGTATTGATAAAATAAAGCAGAAATTTGGCATTGATATCGTTAGGAAAAGCGGTTCCCCATCTACACCTCGACGTCGGCAATAAATTATTTAAAACAATTCATCGTTATATATTATTCATCATATGATGAATAATAAGATATTGATTATCTGGCACGGTATTTTCGTGGAAGCTGTTGAACAGCATATCCTTCCCCTACAGGCACAAGTTCCCTTGTTCTTTTGGTAGCTTCACCAACCTCATCTAAAGATTCTCCGAACCTATCCGAAGGATCTTCTATTGTTTCTATAGGAGCACCAAGTTGAGACAAAGAAACAATTTGTTGTGTTGTCTTGATATTACATTCTCCCATATCCACTTCAGGTTCAATTTCTGGCTGAAGTGGAGTAATTTCGTCCTCTTCAAAGGGATCAAGAACACTTTCTTCTTCAAGAGACCCACTTAAGGAAACCTGGAATGAGGTTGCTGACATATCAAGTACCGGATCAGAAATTTCTGTGATTTTCTGATATTCTTTGAAAGCTTGTTGTTGAATGGGTACATGAATAGGACTGAGAAGATTTAATCGACAGCAGGGTCTCAAATTCATCTTATCAAAAATTTCTTTGTTGGTGTACTTTCTTTGCGATATAAGAGTATCGTAATCCGATTTAACATCATATTCAACAAGTAAATCGTTGAAAAAGATAGGATCGTCAACGGCACCTAGAAGTTCTGCTTGCTGTTCTTCATTCAATTGTACTAAAAGCTCAATGACTTCTTCTGGTTTGTAGTATTTTTCTTTGGCAAACGCTAGATATGGCTCCCATTTATTACCGATTACCTTACCACATTCAAAACACCGCATATGTGGTAAAATGTCAAACTGCTCTCCATAATACAACAAATTGGCCCGAGTTTGTTCCATATCTTGTAATTCATCATGTGTTATTGCTTCCAATCTTTGCACATTCATCACATCGCCACCAAGTCCTAGAGCAAATTCTTCTTGTTCCAAAGGGTCGTAGGAAAGTTCCAAACTCTCTTCATAATATTTATCTAAATTCGCGGTTTCATCATGTTCATTTTCAACACTTAATCTAAGAGCGCCATACATACTATTTTATGATATGTTATTAATCATAAAATAAAATATAATTAAACAATTTTTTACAAAATTTCTAAGTTCGTCTTCTCAATGGACTTAGCAGAGCAGGCTGATATTTATCCCGAATTTCCTTAATTGTAGGTAGACGAATCGTAAACGCTGGAATCGGGGGTAAAATTTCTTTCCTACGCTTCTCTGCTTTAATTATAGGGATAGTCGTATACCGGACCCTTTTCATTTTCAAACCTGAAGAAATATTTATTAAAACATTCATACAAAATTAATCTCACTCTTTCGCTTCTTCTATCTCAATAATTCTTATATAGCGAATTAAATCGCCCTTAAGCATGGTATATTTTGTTTCGTCATTCTTAACAACTGGGAAACGAAAAGTAAGAATCTTGCGAAATCTTCTGTTAAGTTCCTTTTTGGAAATCTCATTAAGCGGCTTAAAACGCGTTTTGTACCGAAAGATAATTGCAGACGCGAGTAAATCTGGATTCAGATGTATAAATCCAGGAAGTAAACTAGCCCTATTTGCTTCATCCCCCGTTTTTAACGAATGATCCGTAAATTCACCTAAAGATTTCTTGATAGCGTTTATGGATGCCGTCTTAGGATCTCGTTCCATAGTTTTGGTTACCGCTCGACTAATATCTTGGTTCAAATACTCCTTATCTTCTTCCATTTGATAAAGTTATGTAATTTTGTTTACATAATTTAAGTTGCATACCAAATCAATTTTTGCTCCAATATAATATTAAACTAGATATGTTACGCATGTTTTCAAGTTCCTCTTTCACTTCTTTGACGAACTTTCTTTTTGGGTCTCTTTTTGGGTCAAACTCATAGGTTCCAATTCCAGCCGTATCCCAATCTCCATAAACAACAGTAGACGATCCCTCCTCCATTTTATTAAGTAGAGTTATGTTAATTGCGAATTAACATATTTATTCAATTTTTGGTGATTAGATTTGGAAGTTGGAACTTTAAATTGTATTCCAGGCTATAGAAGTGCCCGCAAATCCATTGGGACCCGCTCCTCCATATGGCCCAGCGTCCAATGTTGAGAATAACACAGCTCCAACTGGGTTAACGGTTAATCTACCGGCGATTCCTACACCATTTTCAAAAAGCACCTTGACATCATTTACTCCCGGAAAGGGTGGCAAATATCCACCCGGGATAATAGTTCCCACCGTTATACAAAGCGCAGTAGCTCCTCCTGTGGCAGACAATTGACCAAGACTAAGAGTCACTGAGTTCCCCGTTCTCGTAAGAGAAAAGGTTCCGGTCTGGGTGGAAGCGAACGGACCGGTCCACTGCGCAATGCCTGTAAGAGAATCCTGGACTATTCCAGGCCCAGTAGGTCCAGTAGGACCATCACCACCTTGAGGTCCAGTAGGACCGGTAGCACCAGTATCGGAATCCACTCCAGCAGGTCCAGTAACTCCAGTAGGTCCATCGCTTCCCTGAAGTCCAGTAGGTCCAGTAGGTCCAGTAGGTCCAGTAGCTCCAGTATCGGAATCCACTCCAGCAGGTCCAGTAACTCCAGTAGGTCCATCGCTTCCCTGAAGTCCAGTAGGTCCAGTAGGTCCAGTAGGTCCAGTAGCTCCAGTATCGGAATCCACTCCAGCAGGTCCAGTAACTCCAGTAGGTCCATCGCTTCCCTGAGGTCCAGTAGGTCCAGTAGGTCCAGTAGGTCCAGTAGCTCCAGTATCGGAATCCACTCCAGCAGGTCCAGTAACTCCAGTAGGTCCATCGCTTCCCTGAGGTCCAGTAGGTCCAGTAGGTCCAGTAGCTCCAGTATCGGAATCCACTCCAGCAGGTCCAGTTGCCCCAGTATTTGTAGCTTCCCCTGGAGGTCCTGTAGGACCTCGTATTCCTGGATTCCCTGGAGGTCCAGGAATACGGCAAACTTTAACTTTTGTTTTGCAATCAGAATGACCCATTTTATGTATATATTTAATATATTTAATATATTTAGATATCCTTAGTTTATGGATATCTTATTTCTCTGTAGCTGATGTGTGTAATCGGAATGATAGGTGCTGACAAATTTTACGTTCACATTCATATATTAAGCTTCGTGATAATCCATTTTCTCTGGGATACATACGGACTAATTTTTCAGCAATCCATACACATGTAGCAACTTTTAGTTGTTCACTAATACATTTTAGTGTTGTACATCGACCATACAATTCTGCAGCCAAATCCCGGATATGAAGATTTTTCACCCTTTGCTCCAGATATCTGGAAAGGCGATGTTGTTCTTTACGTGGTATAACCTTAGGTGCCGTACTTATGATTTTGTAGGGTAGAGATTTCAATCCTGTGAAATATTCATGTTTAAGTACTTGGTCGATATTTGGTCTTTGTAACGGATCGATTTTTAGCATCCACATCACCAATTGGTTGAATGCTCTATATTCTGGACGTTTGAACAATATTGGCAGAGTTGCCTTCTTATATTCGATATTTTGATGAATTCGAAATGCATCTATCCATGCTGGGCAAGAGGAGGCGTTCGGTCCATTTTTTGCCCAATCTAGTAAACAATTGATAGCCCGTCTATAAACTAATTTCTTAGACTCTTTATCGGTGATCTTACCTTGTGACGGAAAAAGTAAACGTCCATAAGCTATCTCAAACAGGGTACATCCTAAAGACCATATATCTAAAGGGTAGCTCCAACCTTTACGGAACCAACATTCAGGAGGACGATGACTATACGTACACACACGATGATTAAATACTTGCGGCTGTGTAGAAGCATCATCTGCAGATAAAGAATCCGTTTCCTTTTTGTTTTCTTTTCGATATCGCCCCCAAGCACGAACAGCCAAGGTAAAGTCACCTAATTTTACGGTTTGATCTCCAAATAATAGCACGTTATTAGCTTTAACGTCAGCATGAATAATATTTTGCCGATGTAAACAAGCTAACCCTTGAACTAGACCATAAGACCATTTACGTAATAATTCGGGATGAATCAACTTTTTCGTGCTGCGTTGTTGTTTTCGGGTAAAACGAGCTAAATCTGTTTTCGCTAGATTTTGAAAGATATGAACTTCATTACTTTCGGTGTGTATATGTAGCGCTGTATTCAAATTTGGGTGTGAAATAGTTGTCATTATAGAATTTTCCAAAATATTTGGAATACCTGTTTCATTCATCTTGATACATTTTACTGCATATGCATTTCCATGTTCATCACTACATCTGTATACTGACCCGTAAGATCCTTCCCCCAATTTTTCGGATTCGAAAATGTGAATCTTGGAACCTATCTTCATTCCTTTATTTGGAATGAAATAATAAAACTTTGTAGGATTTTCGTTCATAAAACTTAAGTATTTTCTTAATGAAAATGGATAAACAGTTCTTAAACTTTTTTGTCCTAGAGAAGTTGAGAATACATTTATATTCATGAATATAAATGTTAGAGGATTATTTGGGTAAACTTTCGGCTCCTAAACAAGTAACCATCGCTGAAATGAAAAAATACGCAAAAAACAATGGCATTTCGTTGGAAAAGGTGAGGAGAAAACAAGATATATGGAATGTTATACGTCAATATTCAGATTTAGAAGTTGCTTCAGATGCTCCACTAGAAACGTTGATGGTGGAAATGCCAGAGCCGGAAAATTTAAGTAATACAAATATACTCGAGTTTAAATCTAATGAATTGTTGGTTTTTGAGGCTGAGGATTGTGGAAAATGGCTTCCGGATGTACTAAAAACTAGAAAGTTATTTACCGGTTTAGAGGGCGATATACATGCCTATGGGGATTCGTTAATGAAATCTGAGTTCTTCACTAAAAATGCTGTATACTCTGTGGTATTTATGAAAAAGCTCAATCAATTCCTAAAAAACGGGTTTCCTCATTTCATTAAGACTTATGCTGTGTATAAATGTGGGTCTGACACCTCCTCAGATAAGCTCATAACTTTTATGGAGAACATTCCCGGACCCAAAATATATGAGACAAAGTTATCAAATGAGAAGCTTGTATCGGTCTTTGTGCAAGTTCTAATGATTTTTGTGTTATTTTTGTATAAAGGAATGAATCATTTCGATCTTCACAAGGATAATATCATTTTGTCTACAACTACCTATAAGTCAATTACTTATAAACTAGGAGATAAAAGTATAACAGTTCCAACTTATGGAACTTTAGTAAAGATTATTGACTTTGGAAATATAGGGTTTTTGCAATCCTCTGGTAAGGTTCTACTTTCACTTCCTAACCTTTTTGGTGATTACAGAAGCAACCCATGGTACTTTTATCAAGCTGGAATCGAAGTTTTTGTGGGAGGATTTCCAGATTTTCCGGGTAAGGATGAAATATTTAATGCATGGAAACCCAGTAACGTGATAACTTATAAAGAAAATTTGGCTAATATAGGACTATATAAACGAAACACGAGTATAGATCTGTTCTATAAAATTGATTCTTTTTTCAAGTTCTTGAAAACAAAAGGTCGATCTTTAATTGTATCAATAGTTTGAGACTTAAAATCATGTGGTTGGGGTATTTTGACCTTACAAAAATCGACGTACTAAGCGCTATTTTGTCCAAAAATGATGTGGATTATCTTGTAAAAAATAATGTCTTATTTTTGGATTTGCCTCGAGAGCAACGAGAATTCGTTATTCAGCTTCGAGAGCAACTCGAAGCCAAAAATTGTTCTTCCAAATTTCGACCTTTCCATGAGAGAGAAAAACTGAGCATAGCGTAAATATTGATGACTCAAATTGGTCAAGAAGTATTATTAATAGAATAAATATTTGTATAAATATTTATTGAATGTATTCTGTTTGAATTTACAAGTTCCCACGGTGCAAGAGCTTTAAGTTCGTTAATTAAGTAAAATGAAACGTAGATTTCATATACTCAAATACTTCACGTCGATCTTGAGGCGACAAGTCTCGGATATTAGTAGAGAGTTTATCTATCATAGACAACGTCGAACTCTTTAATGGATCACTAGGTTCAATCTCGCCTGCACGAATATTATCAATCACTTCCAATAGTTTATCTTTCTTCTTAGTAGAAAAAATCCACCCAGGTCCTCCCTTTAATTTACTATTATATCGCCCACCTAACGCTTTCCATTCAGGTAAAAAGTCTTTGGTAGCATTTCCTTCAACCTTAATCGATTTTTCACTATAATCACTTACTAACAGATCAAAGTCAGTCGACGTAGTCATTTTTCACTAGGATATACATCCTTAAAATAATTTGAATTTTCTACATACCAATCTACAGTTTTCTTGAGACCCTCTTCAAAAGATATATGTTGTTTCCATCCAAGCTCTGCCAATTTTTCTGTAGAAATGAAATATCGGTGATCGTTGAAATCACGATCTTTCACGTGAACTTTTTGATGGTGATGGTCTTTTTCGTAGATTGAGCACATTAGTGCCAATAAATCAAAAACTTCCAAGATACTATATTCTCTTTCCGAACCAATATTGTATATTTCTCCTATTTTACCTCGGTGTAAAATGGTATCAAAAGCACTTACAACATCATCTGCATAAAGAAATGACCGCTTTTGCTCACCACTACCTTGTATTGGACAATCTTCACCACGTATAAGATGAAAGATAAATTTAGGAATAACTTTCTCTGGATATTGTCGAGGACCATACACATTATTTCCTCGTGTAATAATCACGTTCAATCCGAAAGACAGATGATATGCCATCACCAAATGTTCCGCAGCAGCTTTTGTAGCTGCGTAGGGATTAGTAGGCGCCAATATGGTCTCTTCCGTAGATAATTCGTTCATTCCTCCATATACTTCGTCTGTACTAACGTGAATAAATCGATCTATATTATATTTCTTTGCCAACTCTAACAATATATGCGTTCCCAATACATTATTTTTTGTAAACAGAATAGAGTTGGCAAAGGAATGGTCTACATGTGTATAAGCAGCAAAATGAAGTACAGTATTGATATTTTCTGTGTGGAAAATATAGTCCATAGCTTCAACATCGGTAATATCTGCACGAAGGAACTTAAAATTATCATACTCTTCAAGGCATTTGATATTGTTCAAATTTGAACAATACGATAATTTATCAATACCAATAACCATATATTCGCTATATGTTTTTACTAAATGTTCAGTAACACATGAACCAATAAATCCTGCAGCACCCGTAATTAATATACTTTTTTCCATTTAAACATAATGGTTTTATTCTTTAAATGACTGAATCTACAACGCGTATATTAATTTACGGAGCGAGTGGATGGATTGGTGGTAAAATTCTAGATATAATACATGGATCAAATTTTGATTCCACGCTAATTATTCGTGGAAATGCAAGATTGGAAGACTATGAAGCTGTTAAACAAGAACTGACATATCATAAGCCCACGCATGTAATTCTTGCAGCTGGACTTACAGGTAGACCAAACGTAGATTGGTGCGAATCTCATAAATATGAAACTTTAAGAATAAACACTATCGCAACGACAGTTCTTGCAGATTATTGTTGCCAACACAATATTCATCTCACGTATTTTGGTACAGGATGTATCTACGAATACAACCATTCCCACCCTATGCATTCCGGAATCGGGTTTACAGAAGAAGATGAACCTAATTTTGATAAATCTTACTACTCAAAAACTAAAATATTTACAGAAAAGCTCTTAAGACAATACGATAACGTGTTAGTTTTGCGTATTCGGATGCCTTTATCCGATACTCTGCACCCTCGAAATTTTATCACTAAAATTACTCGTTATGAGAAAGTGGTTAATATCCCCAATTCTATGAC